GCTATAAAAGCTCTCAGCGTTACAATAAAAGGCTTTAAGCAGTCTTTAATTGACGGAGGGCATTATCGTATATTAGTCGCTGGCAAAAACGAGATAGGTCTTGATAATTTAGCAGACCCGATGTCAGATCGTGAGACTATACGTATTGTGCCGGTTATAGCTGGATCGCGTGGCTTAGGTCAGATTGTTTTAGGTGCTGCATTGATAGGTTTTTCCGGCCCACTAGCTGGCTTTATAGGAGGGGGACTTGGTGCAACTACCGCAACAATTACAGCTATTAGTGGGGCTATTAGTAACATTGGTATTTCTTTAGTAATTGGCGGCGTTTCACAGCTATTGTTCTCACCGCAAACACAAACACAATCAGCAGAGCGAGAAGAAAACAAGCCGTCGTTTATCTTTAACGGCGCAGTGAATACAACTCGGCAGGGTAATTGCGTACCAATTTGCTACGGTCGCATGATCGTTGGCTCACAAGTTATCTCTGCCGGGTTAAGTGTGACTGAATTATGATACGCGGGTCAGGCGGAGGCAAAGGCGGTGGCGGTAGTGCAAGAGTCGCACAAGAAGCACCGGATAATTTACAGTCAAAACAATTTGCAAAGTTTATTGATTTAATAAGCGAGGGCGAGATTGTCGGTCTTGTTGACGGCCTAAAATCCGTATTCTTTGACGGTACGCCGATTGAAAACTTAGATGGCTCGTTAAATGTAAGAGGAATTACGCTTAACACAAGACCCGGCACGCAAGCACAAACTCATATGCCAAGCTTTTCGCTTGTAGAGTCAGAGCAAGCCGTGGGCGTAGAGTTTAAAAAAGATGTAAGCTTAGTACGCTCTATAACTAATTTAGATGTCGACAGCGCTCGTGTCACATTGTCAGTGCCTAGATTAAGCAGTCAAAACACATCTAATGGTAATGTAAGCGGCACAACGGTACGAATTGCAATTGATTTACAAGACAACGGCGGCGGCTTTGTTGAGCAGAAATTATCAATTGCCCCAGTGTCTTTAAGTGTTAGTAGTTCCGGTGTTGTTTCAAGTCTACAGCAAAGCATTCTATCGGCACAGGTCAATGTTAATTGGCAGGGCAGCGGTAGTTCATTTAATTTTATAAGTTTTAGAGTTGATTTTAGGGCTGTTGGAAGCTCAACTTATACAACTCTACAAGCTGGAAGCTTTAGCGGTTCAGGTAGTTTTGGTCCAGATGGAGGTTTACCTTCTGAATCTGAAAGCGTTTCAATCGGATTTTTCCCGCCAAGCGGTAGTCAATCAATATCTTTTACTGCCCCTGTGGAAGGCGCATATGAATTTAGAATCGTTAAAGTTAGTGGTAATGGATCATTATCAATTACTGCTACAGGATCGGGATTTAAAACATTTGACGACATAACAGGAAAGACTTCTAGCCGTTATCAACGCGCATACAATATAACGCTAACGGGTGACGGCCCTTGGGATATTCGAGTACGTCGAATAACTGACGATAGCACAACTCAAGCTCTGCAAAACCAAACATTCTGGGACAGCTTCACAGAAGTAATTGATGAAAAGTTTAGCTATCCAAACTCTGCATTGATCGGGATATCTGTAGACAGCGAGCTATACAATAAAATACCTGCAAGAGGCTATGAAATTGAGGGCATGATAATACAAGTGCCTTCAAACTATGATGCGCTTGCAAGGACATATAATGGCGTATGGGACGGTACATTTACGACAGCATACTCAAACAATCCAGCTTGGGTGTTTTATGATCTTGTTGTCAATTCTCGCTATGGTTTGGGCGACTACGTATCAGCAGATCAAATTGATAAATTTACACTGTTTGAGATTGCCCAATACTGCGATGAATTAGTAGATAACGGCGATGGCAGCACAGAGCCGCGTTATACTATTAATGTCTATTTACAGACAAGAGAAGAAGCTGTAAAGATGTTACAAGCCTTGGCAAGTGCTTTTGCTGCAATGTCATTTTGGGCAGCAGGTAGCGTGACATTAACGCAAGACTCACCGAAGCAGGCAACCGCACTATTTACACCAGCAAACGTAATTAATGGCGTGTTTAGCTATGCAGGGTCAAGCTCTCGTACTAGGTCAACAGTTATTGCTGTGACATGGAACGACCCGCTAGACTTATACAGGCAGGCTGTAGAATACATTGAAGACGCTGTTGCTATTGAAAGATTCGGCTTTATTAAAAAAGATGTTATTGCATTTGGCTGTACGTCAAGAGGACAAGCGCACCGGTTCGGTAAAGCAATATTGTTTACTGAGTCGCTAGAAACTGACACAGTAACATTCAGCACGGGGCTTGATGGTTTAGCTATTGCGCCAGGTGAAGTCATTCAAGTATCAGACCCGATTAGATCGGGCGATAGGTTAGGCGGCAGACTACAAGCGGCTACTACGTCAGCATTTACACTAGATGCCTCGGTTACTATTGACAGTACATCTGTTTATACTTTATTTGCAATGATGCCGGATGGCACAGTTGAAAGCTCGACAGTCACAACCGGAGCAGGTGCAACAACAAGTATTGCAGTTTTACCTGAATACAGTGATACACCGCTTTTGCAGTCTGTATGGGTGCTAGCGTCTACAAGTGTAAACGCGCAAAAGTTCAGAGTCATATCTATTAGTGAAGATGGTGTTAACGCATCTATTACAGCTTTAGAGTATAGAGAAGATAAGTACTTAGCGATAGAAAGCAATATAAAGCTGACGCCTAAGCCAATCTCAAACTTGAGATTAATCCCTAGCGAAGTTTCTGCAATTGTAGTTAATGAGGAATTATTCTTAATTAACTCTACTTTAGTCGGTGTTCGTATGTCTGTAAGTTGGGTAGGCGACCAAGGATCAAGATACGAAATAGAATATAGACCAACTAACGGCAATTGGAAAAAAGTACAATCAGATACTACGTCAATTGACATAGATGGTGTAACAGCAGGCACGCAAGAAATACGAATAACGGCTGTAAACTCTATAGGCTTGCGCTCTCAAGTTGCTAATGTATCGAAAATTATTTACGGTCTAGCTGTAATCCCGCAGGACGTTACTAATTTTGAAGTTCAAGGAGCTATAACCGGTTCTATTTTCTTTACTTATGACAGATCAACTGATCTTGATGTTATTGTGGGGGGTTATATACGCATCAGGCACACGCCGAACAAGGTAGACCCATCATGGTCTAACTCTGTTGATATAGCGGGGCAGGTTTCAGGTTCTTCAACATCTGTATCGTTGCCTTTGCTTGATGGTTCTTATCTTGCAAAGTGGATTGACAGCAGCGGCAATCAAAGCGTTAACGAAGCAATTATTACTACAGACGCACCAAGCGTTATAGCTTTTAACTTTATAGAAAGTATTGACGAAGACGGATTTAACGGAGTAAAAACAAATACAAGAGTTCAGGCAGGAGCTTTAAGATTAACTTCTGCTAATACTATTGAACAGCAGCCCGGAAATATTAGCACATGGCCTAGATTCTCGTCACTGGGTGGGATTGCACCGATAGGAAGTTATATATTTGCAGACAAAATTGATTTGGGATCTGTTCAGACATCTAGAATAACTACATCTATAAATGTTACAGCATTTGATTCTGATGATCTTATAAGTTCTAAGCCTTTAATTAGCTTAATGCCGAACATAATTGGTGATGTAATTAGTGATGTAGATGCAACAATATTTGTTAGAAAATCACAAGACAACATAACTTTCGGATCTTATGAAAAGTTGGTAATAGGAGATTATTTAGCTAGATCTTTTGAGTTTAAGATAGTCTTATCTAGTAATTTTTTAACGCACAATATAAGAATTAATTCACTGCTAGTATCTGTTGACATGCCGGACCGAGTCGCAAGTGGCGAAGACATTGTAAGCGGAGCAGCTAGTAAATCAATTACTTATCCGTTTACTTATAAAGTCATTCCAGCTATGGGGATCACGGCACAGAACATGCAAACCGGCGACTTTTACGAAATATCAAACAAAAGCACAACGGGCTTTGATATAATATTTAAAAATTCAAGTGGCGCGGCAATAAGCCGAACATTTGATCATATTACACGAGGATTTTAACGATGGCACAAGAAGATTATGTGATTGCAGATCAAACGGGGGTATCATTTTTAGCTGATTTAAATAACACACTTGCTGCAATAGTATCAAACAACAGCGGAGCTACTGAACCGGCTACAATGTACGCTTATCAAATGTGGGCAGACACTAACGCCGGTATCTTAAAGCAAAGAAACTCAGCTAATAACGCATGGATTAATATACTGACATTAGCAGGTATTAAATCTAGCGACATACGCAACACACCAGCGGGTAGTATTGCAGCTACTACAGTACAAGCAGCATTAAATGAGCTTGATACTGAAAAAGCAGCTCTAGCCGGTGCAACTTTTACAGGTCCAGCTACATCATTAGCCGGTGATTTTAATCTTGTATCTAATGCAGCGTTATCAGATGCGGCAGCAACTTTGACAGTAACAGCGTTAATTAACGGCGAATTTACAATAACGCCAACTGTTGCGCGAATACTAACACTAGACACGGCCGCTAATATTATTAGTGCTTTATCCGGGAGTATAAACGGAAGTAATTTTAAGTTTACAATTGTTAACTTAGCAGCTTTTGACGTAACTTTAGCAACTGCGAGCGGCTTAACTTTAGTAGGTAACATGATTGTAAATAATGGTTCTGCCACTTTTAGAGTTAGACGTTTGAGCGGGACAACTGTTAGTGTCACAAGACTAGACAAAGAAAGCATTGTGCAGGTTATATCTAAAGAATTTCAAAGCGGAGAACAAACAATAACGAGTGGCGGATTAATCACTTTTGCTCACGGTTTGGGTGAAAAGCCTAAACTAATAGAAGCTCTCTTAGTTTGTAAAACAGCAGAAGCAGGATATTCTATTGACGATGAGATATACGTACCCGCTTCGCCAAATTCTATTTCAAACGCAGACGATAAAGGGGTTGCAATATTAAGAACATCAACAACTTTAGTGCTAAGATTCGGAAACAATGCTGGCGTTTTTGACACTCTACAAAAAAACGGCGGAACATCTTTTGGATTATCCAACACGAGCTGGAGATTTTTATTGAGGGCCTACGCATGAAAAAACATTACGTTGACAAAAATGGCAATTCGCTCGGTACTTTTATTGATTGTGATCCTCCAGAGGGATCTATAGAAGTAAAAAGCCCCCCCAATCACGGGTTAGACATTTGGAACGGTAAAAGCTGGGACGCTGCAAAACCAACTCAAGCGACGGTCAACAGTAAATCAAAAGCTTACCTTGCTAGTACAGACTGGTATGTTTTACGTATGGCAGAAACTAAAAAATATGTACCTGATGCTGTATTAAAAGCAAGAGCTGCGGCTCGTGCGGCACACAAGGATATTGAGTAATGATATATTTTATAATGAATTTTTTTACAGAAATGTGGATAGCCATTATAATTACAATGATTGTCATTAGCGCGGGTATCATTTACGTATTTGTCTATATGGGCAAGTCGTTTGCAGCATGGAAGGCAAGAGAAGGCAAAGGAGCGGCAGCCAGCGCGTTATTGGGGGTGTTTAGTATAATCGCACTAGCATTTATAATATCAGTCACAGGCGCTATATTTGGCTCATTTAAAGCTAATGCACAGACAGATATGAACGGCACTTTCTTTAACGATACAAGTGTGTTTATGGGAATAGATCACACTTTCAAAGTCTCACCGCAATGCGTAGAAGGCGGGATTGACGACAGGCTAACGTCTAACCTCGGCATTAATCAAAACGTCTACAGAACGCACGACAAGACCCACGCTATTGATTTACGCTACACGCATCATTCTTGCGTATTTGGAAAGGACCGCAACGGCTATGACGCGTTAGGGTTGCATTATGTCTGGACAATCATACAACGCTAAATTTTAGACAAAAAAAGTCCCGGGTTCTACCGGGCAAAATCGGAACTAAATCACATTACTAATAACAAAAAATATTCAATAAAAAAAGCGTAT